CTGTAATACGATTATGGAAATTGCACCGTATAAAACGCCAACGGACCAGATGGCTAAAGTTGGTACCGAACCTAATGTCACTGCGCTTGTTGAGGAATTGCGGCGTTCTGCAACCAATTATGGCATTGGCTCTCGTTTACAGACTATTGAGAATACTAGGTACTGCCGTTGGTCAGGGCAAAGTGAGGATGGTAAGAAGTGGAATCAGAATAGTCCTAATAAGCCTGCATTCCCTTGGGATGGTGCTTCAGATACTCGTATTCCGTTAGCGGATGATGTTTGTAACTCAATGGTGGATTTGTATTCCACGGCTTTCTGGCGTTCGATGGTTAGGGTTAGTCCTGTTAATGTTCGTAATGTTGATACAGCCGTAGCCGCGCACTCTTTGATGGATTGGACGATGAATCAGAAGCTCTATACTTCGTTGACACGCGAGGTTGAGTTGCTGGCTCAGTATGAATGGACCTATGGCTGGGCTGGCGTACACATTTCTTGGCAGCAGGAGATTGGGCAGAAGGAGCAGGAGCTTAAGGTTGAGCAAATCATGGAGCTTGCTGCTAATAGCCCGCAGGGAAGCATTCTGGCTGAGTTACCTAATCTTCTAGCTAATGAAGAAGCTACGGATCAAGTCGCTGAGTTACTGATGGCTGCGTTTCCTAATCTGAAGAAGCAGAAGGCGCTTAAGTGTGTACGTGAGTTGCGTGAAGAGGGTGAATGCGAGTTTCCAGTACCTACGCTGGTTAAGGATGGTCCTAGTATCGCAGCTTTGTGCCCTTGGGATGAGTTAGCTTTCCCACCTGAGACTACCGACATTCAGAGCGCTCGTGTTGTATTTAGACGTGCTTACATGACCGAGATTGAGGTGCGTCAGAAGGTTGAAACGGATGAATGGGATGCTGAGTGGGCTGAGCAAGCTATCAGTGCTATGGGTAAGTTCAGCAACTACTCTGATTACACGTATTCGATGGGGCTTACCAACAATGCTCTATTAGACCGTTCTAACCTTATTGAAGTTGTTTATTGCTATCAGAAGTCAGTCAATGAAGAGAATGTCCCAGGTGTATATTGCACCGTTATTTGCCCTCAGGTTGGTGGTAAGTGGGGCAAGTTTGAGCTGATTGACTACGAGCATGGTCTGTATCCTTTCGTTGTTTGGCGTACAGAGATGATTCATCGTAAGATTGCTGAGTCCCGTGGCGCTCCAGAGATTTGTCATACTTGGCAGAATGAGGTTAAGGCTCAGCGTGATAGCATCTTTGACTACACTGCACTTTGCACGTTGCCGCCTATTCAGGTTCCTAAGACTCGCGGTGGTAATCTAAAGCTTGGCCCTGCTGTTCAGATCCCAGTGCTACGTCCTGGTGAGATTAGCTTTATGACCCCACCTGCGCGTGAGCCAAGCGTAGCGTTTAACCTTATTGCAGAGATCGAAGCTCAGGTTGATAAGTATTTTGGTCGTCCTACCGAGAAAGTTGCTCCCGCTATCACTCAAATGCGTCAACAGAGGCTTGTTAATAACTGGCTTCATGGATGGACCGAGGTGTTTCGTCAGGTTTTATCACTTACAATTCAGTATATTGGCGCTGAAGAGGTGATGCGTATCACAGGTTTGAACGTTCCGCTTAGCACTAACACGCTTGAAATGGACGTTAGCCTTAAATTTGACGTTCGAGAGCTATCTAGTGATTTGGTTACAGAGAAATTGAAGGCTGTTTCCACTCTTGTTCTTCCTTTGGACTCTGCTGGTGTTATTGATCGTGCTAAATTGGTTGGTTTGGCTCTTAGAGCGGTTGATCCTACGTTGGCTAATGAGCTTATCATGCAAACTGGCCCAGCATCTCAGAAGATGTTTGATGAAACCAACGATGAACTGGCGCTTATATCACTAGGCAACCCACCAAAACTGCGTGAAAACGATCCTACAGCGGCTATAAGGCTTCAATTCGCTCAACAGATTATTCAGTCCAACCCTAAGTACATTCAGCAAGCTCAGGGGGATCAGTTGTTCCAGGCAAATCTTCAGAAATACGTACAAAACCTGCAATTCTCGGTTCAACAACAACAAAACGCAGTCACCGGACGACTCGGAGTACAAGCAAATCCATGAGATACACAGAAGAAAAACTACAGGAGATACTCAAATCTTCTTCTCAACATAATCAAACATACAATGCGTTCCTTCAAATAATCAAAGACGCTGTTAATTATGAGCATAAAGCCGCTTTGTACCCAGATCTTGATTCAGATAGTAGAGCATATAACTGTGGTAGAGCTGCTTCTATTACCGATTTGCTTTATACTATTGCTGAACTAAGTGGTGAAAATGAATTGACAGAAGACGACGCTACTAACACTGATCTCTAAAGCTTTCTGTATTGGGCTATATCAATACTGGTATATAAAACCCATCTTGCTTGGGTATAAACAGCATGGATACATCTATAAACACTGGGGAAGCGCAACCCTCCCAAAACACGGCGAAAACAGAATCTGCTCCTAATCTCAATCCGCTTACTTTCGACGAGGCGGCGTTGGCAAAGATGCTACAAAAGCGTTTTTCGGAGTCCGAACAAATCGTTGAAGAAAATCCTAAGCCGGAAGCATCGAGTGATGAAGTTCAGGTTGAGGTAGAAGCCCAGACTTCTGATAAAACTGGGGATCAGGATGAGTCTCCTGAGCTTGATCCTTCACAACAAGAACAAGACGAACAGCCAGAAGAAGCCGATCAGTCTAGTGTTCAAAAGCGCATCAACAAGCTGACTGCCCAACGTAAAGAGGCACAGGCTAAGGCTGAAGCATTGGAACGCGAGCTGAACGAGGCTAAATCTAAGCTGGAAGAGTTGTCTACCAAACCAGAGGTCGCTCCTGTGGCTAGTATGGATAACCCTTTCAGTGATGTTTGGGACGACGCAAAGCTGACTGAGGAATGGAATAAAGCCCGTGACCTTAAGCGGTGGTGCGAAGATAACCAAGACGGCTGCGAGTTGAATGGTAAGGAATACACTAGGGAAGATATTAAGCAGATTCGCCGCAAGGTTGAGGACGCATTAGATCTACACATCCCTAAACGTGCCGCATTCATTCAACAGCACCGCCAGATTAAGCCTATTGCTGAAAACATCTATCCTTGGTGGAAAGACCGATCTGCCGTTGAGTATACAGAAGCACAGTCAGTTATTAGGCAAATGCCTCAGATTGCACAGCTTCCTGAATACCAAGTGTTGATTGGCGATTTCATTGAGGGTCGAAAGCTACGTATGGCTAGGGAAAAGACTGCAAGTAAACCTGCTGCTAAAGCTCCTGCAAAGATAGCTCCTAAACAGCCGAGTACACCTGCTTCTAGCCCAGCCAGAGTAGATACTAGCAAAGCAGACCTTAACGCTGCTAAATCGAAGTTCTTGAAGAGTGGTGGTCAGGCAGAATTGACTCAGTTGCTCAAACGAGCGCTAGTGTAAGGATGTATTATTATGGCAGCATTGATTCAACCAGGAATGGTAGGTGTTCGCGAGGAGTTGGCCGACTACATTGCAGTAGTTGACGCTAAATCTACTCCTTTTGTGTCTATGGCTCCTAAGGGTAAAGACCTTGGGAACGTCCTGTTCTCTTGGCAGGTAGACAATTATTCAGCCCCTCAGACGACTGGTGTGGTTGACGGTACTGATGTTAGCACTTACGACAACGCTGTTGCTAATCGGGCTCGTCTGTCTAACTACGCTCAGGCTTTCCGCCGTAACTTCCGGGTTGGCTTTATCGCCCAGACTCAGAACGTTGCTGGTGTTACTGACGAGGTTGCTAACGGTATTTCTAAGCGCCTTATTGAGCTTAAACGTGACATGGAAGCTACCTTCCTTTGCTCTAACCAAGCGGCTCAGTTGGGTGCTGGTTCCGATCCGTACATGACCAGTTCTTTGGGTAGCTGGTTGACTACTACTAACTCTAGCAACATTGGCGCTCCTGCTTCCGGTGGTGGGTTTACTCCTGCTTCTGGATCTGTAATTACGACCGCCACTGCTTCTATCACTGAAAGTACTATCCAGAATATGCTGACCGCTATTTACGGAGCTACCGGCGTGTTCCGTGATTATGATTGTATTGTTGGTACTACGCTTAAGCGGGCTTTCACCAGTCTGACTGCTTCTAAAACTGAAACCACGCTTAACAGCAACACTATCGCTGCGACTTCTGTTCGCACTTTCAATCAGGATCTATCTGCTGATGTTTACAAGGCTTCCATTGACATCTTTGAAGGTGACTTTGGTCGTCTGATCCTGCACCCAGATACCTTTATTGGTAATAGCGGGAACAAGGCTGGAAGTTACGCTTACACTGCTGAACCCACTAAGGGATATATCATTCCTATGGACATGGTTGAAGTGCGTTACTCCAAGCTTCCTGAGGTTAAGGAGCTTCCTGACGCTGGTGGTGGTCCTGTTCGTTTGGTTCAAGCTATTGCCGGCCTCGTGGTGAAGAACCCGCTTGGCTTTGGTATGTTCAATAGCGCTTCGTAATCGTAATTACATACAACAGATTGGGGGTCATTGGACTTGCGTTCCCGTGGCTCCCTTTTTATTTGTATTGAAAGTTATGAGAAATGGTGCGGCTACAATGATAGCTAGTGCTTTGGATGATTTTCCAGTGGCATTAAAACAAGCTGTCATAAATGAGTTTAAGAAGGGTTATCAGAAAGAAATGGTTAAAGCTGAGATTAACCACCAGCAGATAGCCAGAAACAATAAGGTTATTAAGCGTAACTCCATTGAAGGCATTGGACGTTTACGTATGAGTATTGATCCAACGCTATACCATCAATGGGGTCAGAAGTATGGCTATGATTGTTGGCGTGATAATCAATTCTTGCGTGAAGTAGAACGTGACAACCCTGAAGTGAAGGTTAATTGTGGTGGCACCAAGCTTCAATTTGGCTTCCAAGGAGAGAATAAAAGGTATAGCAAGAAGTACGACTTATGACGGCTAAATATAATCTACAACTAGCAGGTGAATACGGTGGTAAAGCTAATACTAGTACCGCTGCTGTTACTGGTGAGTTTCGTGAAATACAATGTGTGACTGCCTGTACTTTTAGTTCTGTTACAGGAAATATCACTGACTTTCCAACAGGTGTTTCTATTGCTGCTGGAACCAAAATTGACGGTGTGTTTACTAGTGTCGCAGCTTCTGCTGGTACGTTTATCGTGTATAACCGCAAATACTAATTAGTGAATGGCTGACACAAAGATCAGCGCACTGACGGCAGGTTCTACTGTAGATCCGGCTAATGACCTATTGGTGTACGTTGACGTTTCAGACACGTCGATGGCTCCAACTGGAACCACTAAGCGCATTTATCCTAGCCAGATTACAAGTTCTGGTGGTCCTGCGTCATTCTCAACGCTTAGCACATCTGGTCTAGCCACGCTGGATTCGGCGCTTGTTACAAATGACCTGGAGGTTGGTGGAACGCTAACACTTCCAACGCTAGATCCGTCTAAGGTTGTCTTCACTGACGCCTACAAAGGTCTGACGGTACTAAGCGCACAGGATGCCAGAACAGCACTAGGCACCACGACGTATGTACACGATCAAGGCGTTCCTGCTAAGACCTGGAATATAACGCACAACCTGAATGCCTATCCTTCGGTCACGATTGTTGATAGTGCAAAGCGCGTTGGCATTGCTGACGTGTCCTACGTGGATCAAAACTCTTTAACAGTCACATTGATGGGTGACATGTCCGG